TCGTGTCGGGCGAAGCAAGAGCGTTAAACAACTGCGCGGCAGGTTTGAACGGACCTTGTTCAGAACGCCGAATGAACTCGGCTCGCCCAGAGGGAGACTGATCCCTCAGCTTCTCCAGCGCTGTGGGTGGGCTCAGCTTCTTTTCAGCGACTTGTGGCTGCGGCGGCCAGGCCGGGTTGAGGTCCTGGGGCAGCGGGGCGAGATTGAACTTCGGCATGATCAGCCCTCCACACTGCGGATACGGCCCACACCCCTGCTGGTGCTGCCGAATAGTTTTCTGAAGGCGGCAGGAGACAAATCAATCACTCTTGGATCAGAGCGATTGATCGTTCGTTCATTGCCACCCATCTGGCCAACATCGTTGACCCAGACTTTCACCGTCTTACCGGTATCTAAGTCCTCAACAGTGACCCACTTATTGAGATACTTGCCGCGCAGACTCCACTGCACAGCAGCCGTCATGGCGTTGGGGTTGTAGCGCTCACCGTTTGCAGTGGGTTCACCGGCGACACCATCACTGCCGCCGCTGCCGGTGTAGTAGGTGGCCAGGCCCGTCATGCCGCCACCCCGTCGCGTCGCCGGGCGACTCGAACCGCCCTGAAGACTGCTCACCACATGCCGCCGCAGCTGGTCGAACCCGGAGTACGGGGTCATGTCCCTGCTGCCTGCCCCTCGCGGGGCCAGGAAGTCGATGCTGGCGATCGTGCCGTCAGTCGAGCGGACGTTGCCGGTGCCGCCCTGCTGGCCGATCACCTGCCCAGCGGACACCCGCTGCCCCGGGCGAACGCGAACGCTGCCATCCGCCAGGTGGCCATAGAGCACATCCACCTTGCGGTTGGTCAAAGGGTCAACCGACTCGACAACGATGTAGTTGCCGTAGCCGCCCTCTCGGCTCACGTCTTTCACCACACCCTCCAGCACTGCGGGGAATCGCTTGCTGGGGAAGTAGAGGTCAACACCAGGCTGGCCGTCGGAGCGCTCGTAGACGACGGAGGCAGGCCTTTCAAAGCTGCCTCCGCTACCCCCAAAAGGGCGGCCGCCACCTCCCATCGGGGGCAGCGTCGCCGCGGCGGCCGGCGGCATCAGCAGGTTCATCAACCAGCTGCCGGGCGCCATCGGGTTGTACCCGGTGGGCACCATGGCCAGCCCGCCTGTCGCTCCGCGGTAGTTGGCGCTCGACACCTGCTGTCCCTGGCGCTGCTTGCGCACCTGGTCCTGCAGGTAGCGCGAGGCAGATCCATCCGGGTCCAGCTGGGGGTAGAAGCGCAACTGCTCGAGCAGGTAGCGGTTCACGCTGGTGCCAGCTCGCTTGGCCAGCTGGTAGAGCTCAGCGCTCACCGGCTTGCCCTTGTAGATGCTTTCCAGTTCGCTGTGCAGCCATTTCCCCTCCATCACCGGCCGGGCTTGATAGCCCTTCACCGTGCTGTCTTTCAGGCCTGCAGATGCAGACCTTGAGACACCACGCACATCAGGGCCAGGAGGCTGGGCTCCCTTGACACTCCCAAATTCCGGCTCGCCAACAGTGGCTCGCCCCACCTGCCCAGGCTTCTTGCCCGTCAGCGTGGAGTAGAAGTCCTCGTAGGCCTTGCCCTTGCGGGCATCGGCCACGGCCTGGCTGACGATCCGGTTCTTGGCAGCCGGGCTCATCGCGCGGCCTGGGTTGTCCTCACGCCATTGGTTGAGCGCATCCTCAGCCGCACGCAGGTAGAGGTTCTGCACGCCGTTGGTGAAGGCCACGGCATTGCTTTGCCCGAAGGCACTGGCGGCCGCTGCAGCAGCACTGGTGCCCTGCTGGATCAGCGACTGCATCATGCTGCTGCCGCCGGGCTTGCCCTGGTCGAGCAGCTTCTTCACCTCAGGCAGGGCCAGATCCTGCAGCAGGGCCTGGTCGATCTGCTGCTGCACACCAGGCGTGGCGTCTTCTGCCTGCCGGCGCTTGCGCTCAATCGCCTCGTTGTATTCGCGGTAGCGCTCGGCCTGCAGTGCAGGGGTGGGCTCGGCTCTGGCCGCATCCCGAGCCTGCTGGCGCAGCTGCTTCAGCCCCTCGGGGGATGAGAAAGCGGAAGGCGGGGTGTCCTCGATCGCGCTGAGGAAATCCTGGCTGGCAAGCGGGTCCGGCCGGTAGGCCTCAGCCAACACCGATGAGGTCGAGCTCATCCGCCCGTTCATGTAGGTGTCGACATTCCTGTAGCCCAACGCCGCCGCCTGATTGCGGAACGTGATCAACGCCGCCGGGTAGCCGGGGTCTGTCGGCAGCATCGCCCCGGGCGATCCCTGCTGGTACCAGAGCGAATCCAGCTTCTGCTCGATCCCCTGCTGCCCAAGCTCGTAGTCCTTGATCCGCGCCTCGTTGCCGCGGTTCTTTAGCTCGATCATGTCCAGCGGATTGCTAGCCCCCCAAGTCGGGCGCTTCTCCATCGGCACTGATGGGTCGCCGCCACGCACGAAGGTGAGCGCCTCGGACATACCCGGCACCTGGCCGTAGCTGCCCATCAGCTGCTCGCGCATCTCCTTCGCTGCACGCACCCGGCTGGAGCCGCCAATCATCTGCAGCTGCTTGTCCATCTCCTGGGTCAACATCAGCCCAGCCAGCTGCGGCCACATCGGGTCACCAGGCATCACCTGGGCCCCGTTGAAGGGAATGCCGCTCTGATACATCGACTGCAGACCAGCACCCATCGCCGCAATCCCCGACGCGGTGGTGCTCGCTTCCAGCTGGTCGTTGTAGGCCTGCTCGTGCTTGGTGGCGAACTTGTCCCACGCCCGGCTCATCGCCGGCGTGAAATACTGCGCCACCTCCGGCATGTCTTCCGTCAACCCGTAGCGCTGCATCACCTGATTGGTGACCTGCACCCGGGCCTTCATCAGCTCGCCGCTGCCAGGTGGCAGCCCGGCCAGCCGGCCAAAGTCCTGGGCCAACGTCGAGGACAAAGCGCTGTCCACCTCGCCACCAGCGATCTGCGCGATCGCACGCCGGCGGCCGATCTGCTTCCACGGGTTGGCGTCCTTCAGCAGGATCGCCGCCACCGGGTCCACTTTCTCCAGCTGCGTGACCTGGCTAGCGGCATTGGTGGCCGACACCTCCGCCTGCTGCTGCATCACCAGCTGGGCCCGGGCGTATTCGTTCTGCGCCTCGATGTAGCCCGCATCGATCTGCTGGTCCTTAACCATGCCAACACCAACAGTCAGCGTCTGAGTCAGGGCTCGATTGAACGGAGCCAGGGCCTCAGCCGTCGCCTGCAGGTTTCGGCCTGGGTCGGCCTGGCTGCGGATGACTCCGCCTCCGCCGGTGTTGATCGCTCTCAGGCCGCCGCTTGCCCGAAGCTCAGAGGGCTGCGCGGGGCGGGCCAGGCTCTCCTGCGCCGAGGGCTGGATGTAGGTGTCAAGCGGCCGGGCGACTGGTGTGACCTGGCCAAAGGGAAGACGCTCAGCCATGTCACTTGCCTCCTGTGGGGGTGCTCAGGCCCTTCACCGTCGAGTAGGCGCCAAGGCCCGCCTGCACGCCGTTGAGCACGCCTGTGGCGATGTTCAGGCCCAAGTTGCTGGTGGGCCTTGTCGGTGGCGCACCAGTCATTGATGGAGGCTGCGGCATCACCAGCGTCGGCAGCGGTGCCAATGGCGGCAGCGGGTCCATGTAGGGCTGCTCGTCATAAAACTTCTGGCTGTTGTATCGGCTGATGTATTGCGCGATTTGTGCAGCCTGCTCTCGTGTGTACTGGCGCTGCCTCAGCCCAGCATTGATGTTCTGCAGCGTTTCGTAATCGCCAAGCTGGCGTGAGTAGTCGTTAATGATGCGGTCCACCGAATTGCCCTCCTGCTCGAGAGCCTGCACAGAAGCCCGCGCTTGCAGTGCGCGCCAGCGGTACTGCATCCGCCCAACAGAATCCTGGATGTCGGCTTCTTGATAGGCGTTTGAAATAGCCTGGCTATCGCCGATGTAGGCGGCCATTGCGTTGGCCCTTGTTTCAGCAACCGTCTCCGCCTGGCGAATCGCCCTGATCGTCTCGTAATTCCTAAGGGAATTGACGTAGGACTTCTGCTGATTGTAATTAACAGTCTCGGCCCAATACTGATACTTGGAATTGGTATTGCTTAGCTTCGCGTTGAACCTGGCCTGCCAGTTCGCAAACCTGTCGTTGGCCCTCTGAAAGCGCTTGGCATCCTTGTAGTTCTGCAGCTCTTGCTTGTAGCGGGCTTGCTCTGCAGCGTCCTGCTGCATACCGCCAAAAATGTTCAGACCGGCGTTTGCGCCGCCGATTGCCAGCCCTGCCCAGATCGCGTCGTCGACGATGAACGGCATCAGCTCATCCTCCAGAACGGATGGAACAGTGCACCGCTCGGGCCATAGGGCTCAGCCGGGAAGACGGTGAAACCCAGCTTGCCTAGCCACCGGATCGACTCACCGTTCTTTGCATAGACGTAGTTGCCGATGGGGCCGTCCACTCGCTTGAGGCAATGCTGCACCCATTCTTCCGCTTCTCTGCACAGCTGCATACGTCTCATCCTCGTGCTTGTCAGATCGTCGGTCCCCAGCAGCCAGATCAGATCCTCATCCAAACCGGTGATCCCGAGCGGCGTGCCATCCTCAGCCACAATCGCCTGGCAGATGGAACTACTGGCCCAGCTTTCGACCGCCACCAGGTAAGGGTCGATGCCATGGCTCAGCCGCACTTCAACCTGGTCAGAAGCTCGTAGCCGCTTGGCCACGTACTTGACTCTCTCCTCAGTTGCCGGTGCCCATCTCATAACGACTTGCTCTTGGCGGTCAGTAGTGCAGTCCACTCACACGTGGAGAACTTGCAGGGCAGTGGGGTCGAATTGACCACTTCAACGATGCACTGCTCACCGCGGCTGGCAATGGGGATGCTGAACACTCCCTCGTAGTAGCGGCCAGCATCGGCTGACTCATTTGGCGCCGTGCCGATCGTCGAGCCACGCGTCGCAAGGATGGTGCCGTCGAACTTGTAGGTGGCCGTAGGCCGATGCTCAGGGCTGACCGTCACCTCGAAGTAGCCGGTCTCGTGATACCGGAGCTTTGCGTTACGCACCTGCGTGCGGATGGTGTTGCTTGCGGCCTTCCCAATGCCGACATCCTTCATCGTTTTGAACCGGCTGAAGCGATAGCGGAACTGGTAGGGCACACCAGCAAACACATCTGCGTTGCTCCAGTCCCCACGAGCGGTGAACGAATTGCCACTGGTGATCGTTGCCAGCAACACCCCGCCCATCCTCTTGGCCGGATTCAGGCTGTAACCAGACCACAGTTGAGTGGTCGTGTTGGCGGTGTAAGGCAGCGTCCAGGTGGTGGTCTGCGTGGCCGCGTTGTAGACGCCATTCCCCATCCGCATGGCCACGCTGGTCACCGTGGTGTTGCTCACCCGGCGATCGAGCAGCATCGGATAAGGCGTGCCGGTTTCCTCCGCCAGGCGATCCATCACTGAGATCACCTCCAGATAGACCTTGGTGCCGTACTGCATCAGGCAGTAGAGCGACTCGCGCACACACAGGATCGAGAGCACCTTGTCGCAGCCGGCAAAGTCCCAGTAGCTCCAGCTGGCCTGAACGCGCTGGGCGCTCTGCCCATCGCTGCGGTTAAAGAACTTGTAGACATAGATGCGGTTCTCGTAGCCACTTCGGCCAGACAAGAAAAAGAGAACATTCCCCGTGTCGTTTGCCGCCATCTTGAACATGTCCGATGGCAGGTAGGCGCTGACGTGATCGCTGATGTCCACCGCGTTGGCCACCACGCCGCTGCCACTTCCCATGAGTGCAAACTCACGGAATCGACTCCACACGCCGTTCTGCTGGGCGAAGAACACGCCGCTGCCCACCTGACTGGGCCGCAGTCCCATGTCGGCCTCGTACTGCGTCAGCACCGTCAGCCGCGCGGTCTGCGAAGTCAGCGGCTGGTCACCGCTGCTGAGACGGAACTGGCTTTGAGGGCTAAAGATGACGAGCTCATCCTGGTACGACACCGCGTAGCGCAGCACCGAAATCCGGTTGTTGCTCGAGGAGATGTCGATCGGGTCTGAGTCGAGGATCGTTGTCGCCGTCTCCGGGAAGAACTCGAAGAACTCGCCCGAGCGGCTCAGCACCACCGCCTCGTCCGACAACAGCCCCAGGCGGTTGCGATAAACGAACATGTCGTTGATCGACTTGCCCACAAAGCTGGGATCAGGCACGGTCTCGTAATCACCGCAGGTGCGCTCTCCCCATTTCGGTAGCGTCACCGTCCCCACGGTTCGGCCGTCCACAGGGCCGAAGTAAAAGGTGCCGTCCGGCAGCCGCACCAGGGCATGGGGCATGGTGCTGGGCTTCAGCTTGAACTGCGTGCCCGGCGCCACGGTCTCCACCCAGGAGCCCTCGCCGAACGTCCCCAGGCCAGTGCGAGGACGAAACTCCACGTAGTACCCATCCCACTTGTTACCCGGATCCCCATCGATCTCGACCTGGTAGCCGCTGGGCCCGATCGTTGGCAGCTCAGTGAATGACTGCACTGAGTTGGTGATCGCGGTGATGTCGGCATTTGCCCTGGCATCCGTGGCCTTCAGCGTCATTGCGCTCGAGCTCTTGAGATGCAGCACCGAACCAGAGCGGTCGATCGTCACCGCCGTCACCCCGGCCAGGCCGGTCTTGATGGCTTCTGCAATCTCCGCCGCACTGATCTTCACTTCAGTCACGGTGGTGCCAGCCACAATCACTGCTGCCGTGGCAGTGGTCACGTCAACCGTGGTGCCGTTCAGGGTGACGGTGTATTTCTGCCCGTAGTTGGCCGCCTTCACCCAAATCAACGCTTCATGCGTTGCCGGCCGCGGCGAAACCGGGCTCAGCGCTGGATCCATCTCCGGCGGCTTGAGCGTGTTGAGCACCCAGGTGTAATCGGCAATCGTTGATGCCCTGATCTGGCTGCGTGCATCCGTGATCGTCGAGAGGTACCCGTAGCCATCTGGGGCACTCACCGTCTTCTCGTTGCCGGCCAGGTCAAAAACCTTGATCGACGTCTTGGTGATGACTGCCAAATACTCCTCGTTCTCATCCCGCAGGATCGAGTGGAAGTAGGCATCACCAAAGGCGGCATCGCTCACCTTTGCGAGCGTGTTGGTGCCATCGCGCTTGCGGAGGCCCTCGGCAATGCTCGACATGCCGTTGACCTGAATCTCGCCCTGCGATGGATCACGCTGCGAGTCCGGCTGCTGACTGATCCCCTGAATCAGGTTGGGGATCGAATAGCTGTAGAGCTCAGCCAAGGTAGTGGCCTCCACCCATGCGCCGGCCCACCAGCCCAAACCCAGCCTGGTAGGTGGGGAAGGGCTGAAGGCCGCGGCCGCCGGTCAGGCTATTGGGCTGGTGCTGGTCAAACTCCACCCTGTTGAGCTCCACCAGGGACTGCTGCTCATCCAGCGCAGTGAACTTGAACACCTGCTCAGAGCCCAGCACACGGTCGGAGAAGACCCGCGCCGAACGGATCGTCACCCAGCGGTTAAAAGCCTCCGGCGATTCATCCCAGGGCAGCAGCCAGGTGACATCTGCGGCCAACGGGCTGATGCCGTCTTCGATCTGGTACGACCTCTTCACGCGGTCGTAAACACGCTGCCCTCGCAGCTGAAATCGGCCATTCCATCGATAGGGATCCAGGCTGAACGAGATCACGTTGTCGGGGATTGTGATCTCCTTGCTCACCTCATCTCTGGCGAACGGATACTCGTACTCCATGTTCCAGCTCCAGCCACGCGTCTGACCCTCCTTGTGAAACTCGAGCAGGGTGCGCTCAGCCATCCAGACCTCGCCCACCTGCTGGCCTTCAAGGCTGTTGACCGGCTGCTCGCCAATACAGGCCAGCGCAATGTTCACGGCCTCCAGCAGGGTGGTCCTGCCTGGCGTGACCCCCTCGAACTGCAGGCTCATGACACATGCACACGTGCACTATTCATGGTACGGGCCATGAAAAAGGAGGGCCATGGGCCCTCCCGTTCACGATCCCCTCAGGGAACGAAGCCTCTCGGAGTGGACCCTATGGCTTCTCGATCACCACAGCAGACTCCTGGCGCAGGGGACCCATGCCGATGCTCATGCTGGCCAGCATCAGGGTGCCCTGGTACTGGATGTTGAAATCGGAAGAGGTCAGCTGCAGCTTGGGCTGCTTCAGGGTGAGTACACCTGCGCAATCACGGGAGAAGATCATGCCGACGCACTTGGACAGATCCTGCTGATAAGCAGTGTTCTTGTCGCCGGTGACGTTGGTGTAGGCAGCCTGCGTTACATGATTGCTCATGAACAGCGGGATGCCGGCAACGCTCATGGTGCGGCCCTCGGCAATGGTGCCGTTACTGCCTCCACCACCGTTGAAGTCGGCGTTGATCGCACGGCTGGACTGCGAGATGTAGAAATACTCCTCAGGGGAGAAGACGCCATACATCCCGTTGATGGGCACGTTCTTTTTCTCCAGTGCCACACGGGCATCGAAGATCTTGGAGACGAGCTCATCACCCTTGGCCTGAGCGGTAGCGGCGGCATAGCCAGCGCTGAGGGTCAGGCCAGCACCAGTGCGGGGCTGGTTCTTGGCCAGAGCCAGAGGCTCAGTGGCGCTCTTGGCCGCGGCATAGATCACACGTGCAGCACGACGGTCCCACTCGTAAGCAAGAGCCAGGCCCAGCTGCTTGGTGTACTCCTGGCGGACCGGCCAGTAAGACATGAGCTCATCGAGCTCATACACCACAGTGTCGGCGATCAGCAGTCCATCGAGGTTGATAATCACCTCGTTGAGATCGCTGGGCTCGTTCCCTTGACCCAGGATGGGCTCACCAGGAGTGTGGTACCGCGCAGACATCTTGCCCGCGATGGGGAAGGCAGCGCTTTTGCCGCCTTTGATGTTGCGCTCTTTGAGTTTGCCGCGGAAGACGCAGTTGGTCTCCATCGCGCCAATAACTTCCGCAATCCCGAGTTTCAGAAACAGG